CTTCGATCTGCTGCGCACGCTGGCCCCATGCCGACTGCTTTCGCTCGGCTATCCAGACCTGCTGATCGCCGATGAGTTCGACGTGCCGGAGGTCGCAAACGCCGATCTACAGCGCAGAAACCACTCTTGGCAGGGCAAGATTTACGAGACAGACGCGGTGTTTAGAAAGCTCGGGATCGTGGCGACCTATGCCGACATTTCGAGCCATGCCGGCGTTGAAGTGCCGATAGACCTCAATGCCAAGATCGCCGACGCGCCGCAGTTCGACGCTGTGTTGGACCCAGGCACGCTGGAGCACTGCTTCAACATCGGCCAAGCATTTGTCAACGTGCGGAACCTGACGCGGCCGGGCGGTCACATCATCCACCTGAACCCAGCAAACATGGTGAACCACGGGTTTTATTCAATATCGCCAACGACTTACTACGATTTCTATGAACATCACGGCGATGAAATCCGGCTTGGCGCGATGATCGACAAGGAAGGTTCGGCCGGCGCGACGTATCGCGAAAAGCGTATGCTGCTGGGTTTCGTGGCGCATAACCTGATGCTGGTCAGGCGCTCGGCGGTGGACAGCATGTCGCGCGGCTGGCCCAATCAGTGGAAATACCGCAAGGCCAGCGAACCTGTTGCAATCCCCGCGTGACGGGTGTAGTATCTGCGGCATTGTGTCATATTGCGCTGGTAAATCCAGCACGGTTTAGCGCCCCGTAACCGCGCTATCGGTGGGCCGGCCCTAATCCGGCATTGGGCTGTCGCGGACCTGCCCGCGATCTTGGCGATAGGTGCGAGCCTCACGCGCACTTTCCCCCGGATCGACGCTCGTTTGAGCGTGCAGGGCAACCCCAATGCCAACCACGGAATTTCCGCTCAATCATCCGCTGGCAGTGCGGATTTGGACCAAGGCGTTGATGGCGCAGACCATCAATGACACTTGGTTCGAACGCTTTGTCGGCGACTCGCAGAACTCCCTCATCTACCGCAAGACCGAACTCGAAAAGGGTGCCGGTTCGCGCATTACCTACGGTCTGAAGCGCCTGATGGTCGGAGACGGCAAGGAAGGCGATGCCATCCTTGAGGGATACGAGGAAGAACTGAACTTCTTCTCGGACGACATCTACATCAACCAGCTTCGTCACGCCACCCGCAGCGCCGGCAAAATGTCGGAGCAGCGCGTGCCGTTCAAGCTGCGCCAGGAAGGCACGGACAGCCTCGCGACCTGGTGGGCCGACCGCAAGGAAATCTCGCTGTTCAATCACCTGTGCGGCAACACCGCGCAGAGCGACACGCGATACACTGGTCACAATTCGGTCACGGCCATTGACGCCAACCACATCATTGCCGACTCCGACCGCACCATCGGCGACCAGTCGCTTTCGACCAGCGCCAACAACTTCGATCTGAAGCTGATCGATGCTTGCGTGCAGCGCGCCAAGACGCTGCGGTTCCTGTCCTCGACCGAATCGAACATCCGCCCGCTTCGGATCGACGGCAAGCCGAAATACGTCATGTTCCTGCACCCGGCGCAGGTCCGCGACATGCGGAACAGGACCGATAGCGGCCAGTGGCTCGACATCACCAAGGCCGTCTACCAGGGGTCCAAGATGGACAACCCGATCTATGACGGGGCGCTCGGCGAATACAACGGCGTCATCCTGCATGAGTCGGTCCACGTCCAGAAGGGCATCAACAGTTCCACCGGCCTTTCGGTGGACAACACCCGCCGCGCGGTATTCTGCGGTGCCCAGGCTGCCTGCCTCGCCTATGGCGGCGACGGCGGCAGTTCCATCGCCAACTATTTCGAGGAGCTGTTCGACTACGGAAATCAGCTTGGCATCGCTGCCGGCCTGATCTGGGGCGTCAAAGCGGCCACCTTCAACAGCACGCAGAGTCACGGTCGTATCGTCGTTCCGACGTATGCCGCTGACACTGCGACGATCTAAGGAGGGCCCTGACAATGGCAGAAGTCTCCAGCTCAGTCGCCAATACCGGCCAGGTGCAGGCTGTCCATGCCGGCGTGAACTTCGCGTTCGCCGGTTACAACAGTTCGGGCCTGAAAACCCCGTTCTCCATGTCGGTGTCGGACAGCATCGTCATGATGCGGCTGCCGCGCAACGCCTCGATCATCGCGGCGTATCTCGGCGGCATCACCGACGATGGCAATATCGGATTCTCGCTCGGCGATCCTGGCAGCTCTACCCGATACGGCACGGCGTCGATTTCGGCGACCGCGCTTGGCGTGGTCTGGTTCACCGGCGGCGCGACCAACTTCGCGTATTCGGTGTCTGACGACCAGAACACCTACCCGCTCACGCTCAATCTGCAAAACATCACGTCGATTTCCGGCTCGTTGTCGGTTCACGTCGGTGTGCTGTGGATCAAGCAATAACGAACACCGCACGCGTTGCTTCCTGCGTGCGGCACTGCGGGGGCCTTTGTGCCCCCGTTTCTTTAACTAGCGCATCATAGAGGGGAACTCATGGCACAGGTTATCATCGACAACAGCGGCTCTGAACCGGCGGTCATTCCGGCCGCTACC